GTGGTTCTCAACCACTCGCTTCGCATCGCCGGTTCAAATCCGGCAACTGCGTGCTGTAGGAAGTCCTAGGACTCCCCCTATAGTGCGCGACAACATTGTACTGAAGATGTACACGGTGTCGCAAGATGTTAGCGGCAATTCCACGACGGAACGGTCGGCCCTCACGGGCCCCGTCGGGAAGACAACGACCAAGGCGCTGCGGGAGACTCGTCTCTCCGCGGCTACCAAGGTGGCTGATGGCCTTGAGATTGTTCTCAAGCACCACGGCTGCCCAGCGAATGTGCTAAGTGACTTCGTCACTAAGCTCACGCTGCACCTCGTCGACATTGTCGACGAGGCAACTTTCGTTCGGGAGGTCAAGTTTATCTTGGCCTACCCGATGGCTCGGTTTCTGCGAACAGCGACACCTGCTCCCCCCACGGAATTTAGTTTCACGTGGACGGGTAGGTTTCGGCGCTGGTTCCGCAGTCGCCTTACGTACTGTCGGAAGAACGTCCACCTTTGGTGGTCTTTTCTCCAGGCGAAACGCTCGGCGGCTCCGGTCAGTGACGAATTTGTCGTCGCTGCTTTTCAAAAGCATCGTGCCCAGATGCAAGAGGAGGACCCCATCGATGATGAGGCTCTCGACTCTGTTCTGGCGCACCTAGAACCGATCCTGGCGCGGCTCAACCGCGCCGTACTCGAAGGTACCGAATTGGATCTGAGGGAGACTGAAAGTGAGATCGCGCTTCGCGAGCTCGCTGACGACATCTCTCAATCGGTACCCGTTCGGAGGGAGCTGGCCCCGACTGATCATCGTGGCTTGCTCTGGGTGGGGAGTACGAACTCCATCCATGGGGCAGCAGCCTCTGCTTCATTTGAACGAACACGTTCCGCAGGTGGCCAGAGCGGCTATCTCCGGGACGTGGCTCCGAGTACTAGTACCACACTGCCTCTTCTCGGAGGCTTTCGTTATGTGCTCAACGGAATCGTTGACGGACGTCGGGTCCGCAACAAACTCGTACCTTGGTACTTCTACGAGTCGTTGGACTTCCTTCGGGAGGTCATGGCACAATCCCGCAAGGACCTCATGGTGGAGGCCCTGCCGGCGCAGATTGCTGGTGTCGTGGAACCTCTTAAGGTCCGCGTCATTAGCAAGGGCCCGTCGGCACCCTACTACCTGAGCAAATTCTTGCAAAGAGAACTATGGTCGAAGCTCAAGCAGCTTCCCTGTTTCTCTCTGATCGCGCAGCCGATCTCGTCCACTCACATCTGTGATGTAGCCTCCAATCCGGTTTTGACCGGAGAGGGCAGCCTTGAGTATTTCTCCGTAGATTACTCGGCTGCGACAGACGGACTGTCCGCTAAGCTTTCTGAGCATATCCTTGCTCGGATCATGCTTGGCTCTCGTGCCTCTCAGTGGGACATGTGGTCGAAGGTTTTGAAACCTCACCTGTGTCACTACAAGGCAGCGCGAGATCCGAAGCTGACCCCTGTTCAGCAGCGGAATGGACAACTGATGGGCTCAATCCTGAGCTTTCCCATCCTGTGCCTCGCAAACCTGGGGCTTTACCTCTGGGTGATCGAGCAGGACACACGCTCTCTCAGCGAGAAGCTGAAGGGCGTCCTGATCAACGGAGACGACATGCTCTACCGAGCTCCTCACGGACTCTGGGATAGGCACGTCAGTCTCGGTCAACGAGTCGGTCTGATTATGACCCCCGGCAAGGCGTACTCTCACGAGCGCTTCGCTGGGATGAATTCTCAGTGTTACGACGTCTCTAGCTACATTGACGTCCCGACTCCCGTCCGTATCCCTTTCCTCAACACCGGTCTCTATCAGGTGCAGAAGAAGGTCATGCGAACAGCGACCATCGACGATGAGGATGCCGCGGAAGCCAACCCAATCTCGGTCTTCGACGCCTTCGTTCAAGGCGGCTGGGGCCGGGAGGGGAAGTTACTTCTTGCGAAACAATTCATTCGTCGAAACGGTGCCGCCATGGCAAAGTTCTCTGCGGGGCGAAACTGGTTCTTACACCAGTCCCTCGGAGGCTGTGGTGCCACTCCACCGGAAGGCTTCAAATGGAGTGTCAATGACACCCAAAGGAAGCTGGCTCACTCACTTTTAAATAAGTCCGGTGAGCTTACTACTTGGCGACTTGTCGGCCCTGCTACTGAAATGCAGGCCCGGCTCGCGACCAAGACATTGTCCACGCGCGTTCACGCGCCGTGGGGGGACGTCGTTGATGCCGAGGAATCGGACAACTTCGTAAACTGGCGACAGATCCGTCGCTATCCCTCCCGCCTTTGGTGGGCCAAACACCGACTGGTGTCTGGCTTCACCTGGGCGGCTTGACCGGTGAAGGCAGTCAGATCACATCTGCCTAAACAAAATGTGTAGGGAGTTCGTGGGCTCACTATCCAAAGTCGTTGCCTAATTCGGGCGTAAAACTTTCGACGCTAAGGTCTCCGGACCGGAATGCCAAGAGACTGCACGGATAGGCACACTAGGTGTGTACCCACGGATGAACAGTCCCCGCCTGTTGTCGGGTCATCCCCACAACAGCACTTTACCATGGTAAAGACAAAATCACGTGCAAAGAATGCACGTGCCGCAACTGCCAAGCCCCGAAAGGGCGGGCAGCCAAGCAAGCAGCCACGAGGCCGCTCCAGTCGTCGTAATGATGACAAGAACGAATACCTCGAAACGCTGCTCAACCCAGAGATCTGTACCACTGTTAAGATCCCCGACACAACCGTCGCGGAGTCTGCAACGCTACAGACTCGAGGCGTCATCGACATCACCCTCGACGGCAGCGGCAATTGCCTCTACGCCATCGCCCCCGCATACGATCCGGGTGGCGGTGTCTTCAACGCGAACGCCGCCGCAGCCCTGCGGATCGGGATGGACAACCTTGGGAACCTGACCATGATGGATCAGGCCTCGGCCACCCTTCCTCCCGGTTACAATGGTTGCATTAAGACTGACGTTATGTCAACGAAGCTCAGTAATGAGATCCGCTCGACGTTCTCGTCAATCCGACCGGTGTCCTTCTGTATGAAGGTCACCTGCACCGAAGCTGCGCTTTCGGCTCATGGCACTCACTTTGCTGGGTGCTGGGACCGAGGCCAGTATCCGGCGCAGGCGATTCCAGCTGGCTACGCGCCGGCTGACTTCTCGAACTACTTCGGGAATAACACCAACGGTCCAGAGACCCTAGACGAGGCCGCGTCGGGAGCCGTTCAGCTCACCAACCTTACCTCGAACCTTTGTGTCAACTGGGCCCCGCAGGACGAATCGGACTTCGTCTACCGCAATACCAACTACGGTACCCACGCTAGTGCCGCGTTTTTCAACACGGACTACGGCGCGGGCGCGATGTACTGGACTCCGTTCCAAGTCACCGCGAACCTTCGCCCGGCCAACGTGGTCGCTGGCGTCGTCGAGATCAACGCGGAGGCTTCCCTCCCGTATCTCATTTATGGTGTGCGGGGCGGAACTCCGAACGCTTCGGCGATCACCCTCGAGTTGTTTATCAACTGGGAGGCAATCCCGATTGCGACCGAGTCCAAGATCGTCGCAGGCTCACCATCTCCATCCAACCCGGGTGAGTTGGCTCAGGCTACGAACGTCATGACGCTGCTTCCCGCAGTTCGTCAGCCGGACGTACCTGGTGATGTGACGACCAGGATGTACGAAAGTGCAGCCAAGTCGTCCTCTCATCTCTATGACGGCAGTACTTCAAAGAAGAAGGCCACTGAGGGTACCTCGTGGATTGACGACATTGTCGGCTTTGTGTCGAACAATTGGTCGTCTATTGCTTCCGTCGGGAGCGCACTCCTAGCGCTCCTCTAGAGAGAGAACCGTCTCACGACCGTGAAGTCATTAAACTAAACAGCCCCACAAGGGTAAAGTCGTGTTGAGATACACACCGTCATCTCCCGAGCCCTGCTCGGTGAAATCATGGAGTACAGTTCTTTAAACCCATGATACGTAAATGTAGAACTTAGGCACCGCCCTTTCCGGTACGGAAGGGGACCCTGATCAGGTCCCTGACCGGAGCTACGTTGCCACCGTCCTTTAAGGTGCGGTGGCGATGTGCCCAACTCTTGAGGAGTCGCCATAGCTGAATCACTTTCGATGCAGGCTGGTCTGGCAAGCCGGTCTCGTGCTAAAATCACACGTCGACAGCAGCTCCTCTTATATAGTTGGTCCCGCGAAGAAAATGTGAACTTCGCTAGCTTCCTTCGTCTCAACTTTGAGGTCGAAGTAGAATTCATTGGAATCCGTCCACGTTTACCGTGGCTACCAACGTATAGGTAGGCAGCTGAGCCTGTTTCTGCTCATTGCATGGGGACTTGTCGCCCCCGTGTCTCTTATTGGCTAACCTAGTTATGCCAAAACCTAG